GGGCAAGTGGCCAATTTCGTGCAGACGGCCCAGGTCGATCCGGATTCGCTTTTTTGCCTGGATTTTGAGCCTTACGATCCCAATACGATGAGCCTGGATGAGGCCAAGCAGTGGATAACAGACGTTGAAAATCAGCTGGGCCGGCCAGGCGAATGCGTCATCTACAGCGGCAACCAAATCAAGGAAGATCTTGGCAACAAGGTAGACAGTTTTTTCGGTAGCCGCCGTCTGTGGCTGGCGCAGTACGGAAACAATCCAACCGTGCAGGCAAGCTGGCAGACATTCTGGCTGTGGCAGTACACGGGCGACGGCTCCGGTCCGGCACCGCACACGATCGACGGCTGCAACAAAAACATCGATATCAGCTCTTACCAGGGAGATCCTACCCAATTGGCGGCAGAATGGGCTAGCGGGCACGCTGGACCTGTGCCTCCTCCTCCACCACCACCGCCGTCTGATCTTATCGTCACCATCAAAATCGAGGCACCGCCAGGTGTGCAGGTCAAGGTCCTGCAAAATCAGTTGGCATGAAACAGGTTGTAATGTCGTTCAGTCCGGTGCCGTGCTATCTGGCGCCGGATCAGCAAGGTCCATTCGATTGTCAGGAGCTCGGGATTAAATGGCTGGATTGGGTGGCGGAATATTCCCCGGATACAATTCGAAAATACGAATTGATCCTCCTCGTGCGCCCGCAATTACGGTTGCCTGAAAGCGTTAATGCCTGGGGAAAACTCACGCGATTCTCGGAGAATTCCTTCGTCGCACAATACCCGGTCGGCCCAAATCTCGTTTTCAAACAAGTACTCTGGCTGCAGTATCACAATAAAATCCAAGGGCCATTTCTGTGGTGCGAGCCCGATTGTGTGCCGGTCAAGAAAGACTGGCTCGATCTCATCGCAGCTGCTTACGTGAGTGGCGGCAAGCCGTTCATGGGCAACGTCGTAGAGGCGTTCACCAATCAGCATACCCGCACCAGAGTTGTCCGCCACATGACCGGCAATGCCGTTTATCCGGATAAAGCGTACCTTCACGCTCCGAAACTTATGGAGGCGCACGGTACGGCCTGGGACGTCCTCGCCGCGGAGCAGATCCTGCAAAAAATCCACGTAACTGAACTAATCCAGCACGAGTTCCGCGCACCCGAGATCCGCACACTAGCGGACCTCAACGCGATAATCAGACCGAACACGGCATTGTTTCACTCGGATAAATTTGGCGCGATCGCGAGATTGCTGGGACGAGGTGAAGAGATCGACCTTGAGCAGACTTTTTCGCCCGTGCGATTGCCAGAAAATACAGCGACGCGTGACGACATCCGCAGATCCGTGATCGATCTGGATGGATTCGATCTGGAACGGATCCTCGAGCACCTCAAGCAACGTTGCTTAAATCTAACAATTCGAAAGCGGGTCGCGAGATTCCTCGTGGAAGAGAACATTGTCAATCACGGACATGTCGCGGCTTACGGCAAGAAATTGGGTCGTCCAAAGAAAAAGCCGCGTCTGAGTGACGAGGAGTTTAAAAGTCGCATAGCGGCTGCTAAGCAAAATGTCACAGTTGCTGCTACAGACTGATGAGGAGAAGTGGCCGTTTCGCTTTGACCAGGTCGGTTACGAGCTGCCAACGATCCAGAAGCTTCTTTATTGTGGCCTGCACTTGCCGGCGGCCCAGAAGTTCACCTATCGCAAGCGCGCGATCCAAATGCTCTGGAGCCAGCAGGACGTAGTTTGGAACTCGTGGCTGGATCGGATGCTGAAAAGCTGGTGCGAGTACAATTGGATTACCTGGACCGGGCCAGCCGCCAGCGGTAAATCGCTAGCAGCGAGCGTTTTTGGCTTGGAGTACTGGATGGAAGATCCCACCGGGACGAGTGTCATTTTGGCCAGTACGACAAAGGGGGCGCTAGCCAGGCGGCTTTGGTATTACGTGCAGGATCTCCACTCGAAGATCCCAGCGGAGGCCGGATCGAAAGGAGATCCGATCTACAGCGAATATTTGGTTCGCTGGCGCGTTGGCGATAAAAAGAACGGATTGTTCGGGGTCGCTGTTGAGGATGGGCCGATCGAGGAGGCGCTGCACAACCTGATCGGATTTCACAATCGCCGAGTCGCGCTGATTGTCGACGAAGCGCCAGGTGTGCGCGAGGCGCTATTCCAGGCGTGCGATAACCTGTCTAAAAACCCGGAATTTAAATGTTTAATGATGGGTAATGCCGAGAGCCGGGAAGATCCCCACGGACGCTTCAGCGAGCCTTTAGGAGGCTGGACGGGGGTGGATCCGGAAGGGGATGAGCAATGGGAGACACAAGGTGGCGTGGCTAAAGGCAACGGCGTCTGTGTGTTTTTCGACGGACGCAAGTCGCCGGCTATCACCGAACCGGACGGCGAGAAACAGTTCCCGTTTCTGATTAATCAGGCGCACATCGATGCCGCACTGGACTTTTACAAGACTGACGAGGATCCGCGGTTCTGGAGTCAATCTATCGGGTTCTGGCCGCCGGTCACCCTAAAACGGACGGTATTGGATGATCTTATTGTCAACAACAACCGTTGCCGCGAACCCGCAGTCTGGTATACGAAATATCAGATGTGCGCGTGTCTCGATCCTTCGTATGAGGGTGGTGATCGCAAAGTTTTTCAGCCCTTCAAAATCGGGCAATTGGGTCCCGATGAGCACGAGCGTTGGCAGATAGAGTTCCTCAAACCTGTTGAACTCCGAATATCGATCAAAGACAACCATGAGATCCACTACCAGATCGTTCAGCAATGCATTGACTTATGCGAGTCGCTCGACATTCCCGCGGGCCGGTTCGGGATGGGTAGCTCAGGTGAGGGCGGGGGCCTCCTTGCCATTTTCCGTCGCGAATGGGGACCAGTTGTCGGTATCGAGGAGGCGGGTGCTGTTAGCGGCCGACCAATCTCTCACAGCAACCCGAAGCCCTGCAGTGAGGAGTACGATCGCGTTGTTACAGAGCTTTGGTTTGCAGTGCGGGAGTTCGCGATCCACGGATGTCTTCGGGGGGTTCCCGATGATGCTCTGAGAGAGTTTTATACCCGGCGGTGGGACATTCAGTCGCATAAGGTCCGCCTTGAAACCAAAAAGGAACTGAAGAAGCATTTCAGGCGCTCTCCAGACTATGGCGATGCCGTCGCTTTCTGTGTAGAATTGGCAAGGCGCCTCGGCGCGATCGCCGGCAATCCAGCGCTGATCAAGGTTGACGAGTGGGGAAAACAAACCCAGGCCGACTACGACGATATGGTCGCTGGCGAAGGCACTTACGCCACGCAGGGGTCAATGGATTATGCCTACTGAAACCCGGAATTACACGAACTCTGGAATTCTGTTCAGGAACACCAGGAAACAGAAGGATAAGGATCCGGATACCAAGGGCGATGCTGACGTGGAGGGAATCAAATACTGGGTCAACGGATGGACTCACGTGGATAAAAACGGGAACAAATACCTGACGTTCAGGCTGACAAAAAAGACCAGCAGAAATCCCAACGTCAAAAATTCGAATGACGTCTCACCGTACGGAGTCTGATGCAAAAGCTGCTTGAACCAAACACCGTGCCGCCTGATGGCTTTCGTTACACGCAAGCCGAGACGCGCACAACAATCCGGGCTCCAGACTACTATAATTTGTTCGTCAACGTCCGTGAACATCGCAAAGCCAATAACTTACCGGTTGGTACATTCTGGGAAGCTGAGGTTGAAGACCAGCTCTGCCAGATGCTGCCACCTGGATTGTGTAAGCAGGTTAGCCCAGGCGAGGTGCGCAACGTGTTCACACGTATTGGGTGGGATGAGGTGGTCTCCGGTACTCAGACAATCGTGGATTGGGCCAAAAGTGGTTTCAAGTACGTCGACCAGGCGCTGGCAAATTCCAGAGCTGACATTTGTTCCAGATGCTGGAATAATGTGCAAATAGGCGGTCTGTGCGCGGCTTGCCAGCACCTCCAAAACCTAGCGGCGAGATTCACTGGCGGCCGTAAAACAACGTCCGACTCATTTCTTAAAGCGTGCGCCGTTTGTAAGTGTTCGCTTCAAGTCAAAGTCTGGACGCCAATTGAAAGCATCGACAAGGGAACTCCAGATTTAAGTCCGTACCCGGATTTTTGCTGGATTAAGAAAGAATTGACGGCCTTAAGGAGCGCGAACGTATGAGCTGGGAATCAATGCTTCTGGACTCAATCCAGACCCAAGATCCGTTGACTGGCAAGAATCGGTTAATGATTCCGGACACTCGTGTCAGGGATGCCTTCAGCGCGCGCCAGGTTTGTTTAAAGATGCTCGATAACGATCGGCTTCGCGCGCGGGAACGCGCCAAAGTCCAAGGGATGGTGGATGGCAACCAACCGTACGATCCGGTCAAGCTCAAATCGATGGGGCAAGGTTGGCGGACCAACCTTAACTTCATGGAGGCCTACAGCAACATCCAGGCGGTTAAGACGCCGTACTTCGCCCTGATCGGATCTGTTCCAACCTATGCCGAGATTCGCACCCACGAAGGAGGGCCGAACCGCAACCTTTATTCCTCAATCATCACCCGCGAATTTACCAGACTCATAAAAGGCTGGAGCGATTTCAGCTTCCAAATGCAGAAAGCCCAGCAGGAA